AAAACATAAAATCTCAACAACACATATAAAAGACAATCGCATTCAAATTTTCAAGCATTCAAGCAAACAAAAATTTCGAAAAGCAATTTCAAGTTAAGTGTTCAACGACATAAGTACAAATGGCGACATTACTCAACTTACGTCACAGCTGGCAACTACCTAAATACAATGAAGCATTTGGAACCACATACACCAAATATCACCTTGCTCGAGCATTGTGCACAGAGAACAATGGATTTGAATATGACTGGGATGATGACGTGTACGTGTGCTATAAATGTAAACATGCATTCAACAACAAGGAAGAGATACATGAGCATGACTGTACTGATGATGAGATCACACTAGATGATTTCATGCCCGTAGGGTATATGACACAACCAATAATCAGCAACACTACTGACGAGCATGCTGAAGTGAGTACAGAAGAAGAAGTTGTGGAGGATGTTTACATGGAGCAACCACCAGAGATGAAGATCATCACCATAATGTTTGGAACAATTCCAACAGATGTGGCTGTTATTCCTGAAACAACTGTCAATCCACCTCAACTAAATGTGTCAAACACTGTACTGGACACATTGACAAAGGAACTCACTGAAAAACTCAAGGCACGAGATGAGCTAGTTATTCGTCAACGATCCGATGGCTCTCTTGTATATAAAGAGAAGTTTTGGCGTCAGAAGAAGAAAAACAAGGATAAGGCCTTAGAAACTCCACAGGACACCATCAATGAAGTGTACACTCCTGCCATAGTGACGAAAATCTCAATTGCAGGAGGCTTACGACCAAGCGCAATGGCTGAAGCCTATCCAGAGAAACGAGTTCATGCACTCAGTAAGCGTCAAAAGAAGCTAAACACCAAGAAGAAATTACATCTGAGTAGTGATCAGTTAAAGAACTTCGAGACAGCCCTATACAAGATCATGTGCAAGAAAGAGTGCTCGTTTGAGATAGTAGGAGAGAAAGAAAAAGTCCTAACAGGTAAGTACACAAGATTCAATGCTAAACCTGTTATCAAGGTGGATACACTACATGAAACTGGTATTAAAAGAAAGAAGGATCTTATGATTAGCACCGCACAGACAGCCCAATTGAAACTAATGATGCAAGTCACAGCAATGAAATCACGATTTGATAGTGCAACACTAAACCGTGGCACTAGTGGATTTGTGTTTGTTAGGGACCAACTCAAGGGAAATTGCGGACGTTCATTTCATGATATATTTATTGTACGTGGACGAATAAATGGGATGCTGGTTGATGCAAGAAGTAAACTGACGCACTCGTTAGTTTGTGTACTACACCACTATAGTAGCGTAGCACAACAATTTTGGGAAGGTTTCACAGGAACTTTTGTGCACAATAAACCGAAGGATTTGACCCATGAATGCACATCTGATTTCTCAGTTAAGGAATGTGGCACAGTATCAGCGCTTATCACACAGACCATATTCCAATTTGGTAAGATAACATGTAAGAAATGTGCATTAGAATTTGCAGATCTCACACGACAGGAGATGACCGATCGATTGAATAAGGAAGTTGATGGAACAATTCGGTGTATCGATAGGGAATTCTCACAGTTTGTGCACGTAAAGGAATTTTTGAGGGTACTTAAAGCTTCATATAATTCGATAAATCGGAACATCAATGAGTTCACGGAGATTAAGCGGCTAATAGGGGATCGTAAAGACGCACCCTTTGCACATATCAATAAAATGAACGAATTGTTGATCAAAGGAAATGAGATGTCATCAGACGACTGGGATTTGACAATGAAGTCATTACTCGAACTGGCACGCTATCAAAATAATCGCACAGAAAACATAGTGAGTGGTTCGTTAAAGTCGTTTCGCAACAAGATTTCCAACAAGGCTCATGTCAATCTTAGCTTAATGTGTGACAATCAACTTGACATGAATGGTTCATTTAAGTGGGGAAAGAGACAGTACCATGCAAAGAGATTTTTCCAAGACTATTACGACACAATCGATCCATCAGAGGGATATGATAAGTACATCATTAGAAGGAATCCAAATGGTTCAAGGAAATTGGCAATTGGTAAATTGATATTATCCACAAATTTTAACACACTTAGAGAACAGAGACGTGGTGAACCAATTAAAACGCAAGAACTCACTCAAGCATGTGTAAGCAAATCTAAAGGAAATTTTGAGTATCCATGCTGCTGTGTGACGTTGGAAAATGGATTACCTTTAGAATCAGACATGAAGATGGCCACAAAACATCACCTAGTCATCGGAAACTCTGGTGATCCAAAAATTGTTGATTTGCCAAAAGAAGCTGATAATCAGATGTACATTGCAAAAGAAGGATATTGTTACATCAACATATACATGGCAATGTTGATTGATGTTAGTGAGGAAGCAGCAAAAGAGTTCACAAAGAAAGCACGCGACTTAGCAATTCAGGAACTTGGGCAATGGCCCACACTCACAGATGTTGCAGCAAGTTGTTATCTTCTAGCATCTTTCTTCCCCGATACTGCAAAGTCAGAATTACCACGAATGCTGGTTGATCATGAAACACAAACAATCCACGTTATTGATTCATATGGTTCATTGACAACAGGGTATCATGTTTTAAAAGCAAACACAGTGAGTCAACTAATCAAGTTTGCAGACAATGACTTGCAATCTGAGATGAAGCACTACCGAGTTGGAGGATTAGTGAACGGTGAACGATCAATCGTGACTTCAGTGAAGTTATTAATTAAGAGTCTCTATAGGCCAAGATTGATGCGCGAAATCCTTCTTGAGGAACCATACATCTTAGTTTTGGCAGCAACATCTCCAGCAGTGTTAATAGCGATGTTTAATAGTGGCTCACTTGAGTATGCTATTCAGTTTCTATTGAATACCAACCAAGATGCAGTGACCATACTCACGATTCTTTCAACACTCGCAAAGCAAGTCTCAGTTGCCCGAACTCTAAAAGCTCAATTCGATGTATTAAATCAACACGCAAGCATTTTACTACGAGCCTTAGATACAGCCAATGGCAACACCAACCATTCATACGCATTTGCGCGAATGACTCTTGAAAGATTGGTTGCTATGAATGAGATGGATAGTGGTTTGGATGAACTCGGTTTCACAGCATTTCGAAGCGCATCAATGGAGGTGATTGAAAAAAGTTACGCTCAAGCAATTCAGGAATCATGGGACGGACTACCCTTGTGCTCAAAATTACGATACATGCGAGTATTGTTCAAGCAACGATACAGTGGAACAAATTGTTTAGACCCGCAAACAATCAGCGCTTTCGGAGACAAATTGAAGCCCTTGCCTTTACTCTCTTTGGACAGACTTACACGTTCAGCACAAAGTGTGGCCTCATATGTGCAAACAACAGCTAAAGTACGTAGTAAAATAATAGTGAGAAGTGTGACACGTAAATTATTTAGAACTATCAATTATTTAATTCCAGATATATTCGCATTTATTAATACTTTAGTAGTTTTTAGTTTGCTGTTCACAATATTAAATAATGTTCAAAGCATGGTTCAGAGTTACAATGTGCACAGAATGAACGTTCAAAGAGCAATGGAATGCGAGAAATTTGATAGAGTTCAGGAGCTATACTTGGTTTTAAAGCATAAGATTGGGCAGACACCTTCAAGGGAGGAATTTATTGAATATGTGCTGTCGATTGATCCCTCACTGAAACGAGAACTAATGTTACTAATTGGGGATGATGAGGAGGTTCAACATCAAAGTAAAAAGGAAATTAAAATTCTTGAGAAGTGTATTGCGTTTACAACATTGATACTTATGATGTTTGACTCTGAAAGAAGCGATGGTGTTTATAAAATTCTGAGCAAGTTCAAAGGTGTTATGGGAACAATTGACTCACAAGTTCATCACCAGAGCTTAGATGACATTAAGGAAGAGTTTATTGAAGACAAAGAAACAATAACTTTCATCCTAAATGAAGAAGAATCACGTGTGAGCCAGGTGACAGATGCCACATTCGAACAGTGGTGGCACAATCAGCTTGCTAGCAACAGAGTTATACCACATTATCGCACAGAAGGCGCATTCATTGAATTCACACGAGCGACAGCAGCAACTGTCGTCAACAGAATCGCCCATGAATCACCAAAGGACTATATTGTCATGGGAGCTGTTGGATCTGGAAAGTCAACTGGTTTACCACACCTATTAGGGCAAAGAGGAAAAGTTCTGATGCTGGAGCCAACAAGACCGTTAGCTGAAAATGTGTGCAAACAACTTAGAGGCGATCCGTTTTATTCATCACCAACACTGCAAATGAGGGATCATTCATCGTTTGGTTCGTCACCAGTAACAATTATGACAAGCGGCTTTGCATTCATGTATTTCGCAAACAACCCATCTCTCCTTCAGAACTACAATTTCATTATATTTGATGAATTTCATGTTACGGATGCTAGGGCCATGGCATTTTGGAGTTTGTTAAAAGAACATACGTATCAAGGAAAAACTCTAAAAGTCTCAGCAACGCCACCAGGACGATCAAGCACGCTATCAACGCAACATCCTGTGAACCTAATCATTGAGGAGACTCTGACATTTAATCAATTTGTTAGTGCACAAGGAACAGGAGCAAACGCAGACATCATACAGCACGCTGATAATATACTCGTGTATGTAGCTAGTTATAATGAGGTTGATTCTCTGAGCAAGATGCTTGTGGATAAGGGTCACTTGGTGACGAAAGTCGACGGAAGGACAATGAAAATGGGTGGCACAGCAATTGAAACGAAGGGTACACCATATAAGAAACATTTTGTGGTGGCAACAAACATCATCGAGAATGGAGTAACACTTGATATCGAGGCAGTTGTTGACTTTGGTACAAAGGTGAGGGCAGATCTAGACGTTGAAAATCGAACCATATCATATGGAAAGGTGAGTATAAGTATGGCTGAGAGAATTCAACGGTTGGGACGAGTTGGTAGGCACAAACCTGGAGTGGCACTACGGATAGGATCAACAGAGAAAGATATTGAAGCAATCCCACAAATGGCAGCAACCGAAGCAGCATTCTTGTGCTTTACATATGGTTTACCAGTAATGACAAGCAATGTATCAGTAAGTCTTCTGTCAAAATGCACAGTTCGACAAGCAAAGGTGATGCAATGTTTTGAGATCACCCCGTATTTCACAGTTAATTTAGTGCGACATGATGGGTCAATGCACCAGGCAATACATGACCTTTTGAAGAGATACAAACTTAGGGACTCACGAATCGTAATGAACAAAATGGCCATACCAAACGGTGTAGTTCCACAATGGTTGTATGCTAAACACTACAATGCAATTGGCAAACGTCTTGATCTTGATGACTCAGTTCGAATTCCCTTTTACACCAAGGATTTACCTGAGAGGTTGTATGCAGATATTGATCTCACCGTACGGAAGTACAAAGGTGACGCAGGTTTTGGAAGGATTCGCAGTAGTAATGTGGCATCAATTGCATACACTTTGCGCACTGATTCACAGGCAATACCCATGACACTCAAAATCATTGACAAGTTAATTGAGTCAGAGATGCAGAAGCGAGCACACTATGAAAGCGCATTTGGTTATTCATGCTCAGAAGCGAATTTGTCAATTGGAGCAATGATGGCTATGATAAAGTCACGATATGTGCGAGATCACTCTACAGAAAATCTCAGTAAGCTGCAAGAAGTGAAAGCCCGGTTGCAAGAATTTATGAACTTGGAAGTTGATGACTCAGCAGATATACAGGATATATTGCAAGCTAGGTATGTTGGAGATAGAGGCGAACTGGAATGTGTCATGCACCAGTCAATTGAAGCAATGTCGAAGCATCTTGAACTGAAAGGTCGATGGAATGGTACCTTAGTAGTTAGAGACGTCATCATGATGGGCGGGGTTTTGATTGGAGGTGGTTGGATGATCTACGAGTACATGAAAGAAAAATGGAACGAACCAGTGGTGCATCAAGGCGCAAATAAGCGAAGCAAACAACGGCTGCGCTTTCGTGAGGCAAGGGATAAGAAGATTGGTTACATCGTTGACGATTCAGATGGGGTTGCCGAACACTACTTTGGATCAGCGTATGCCACGAAAGAAAAGAAGAAGCCGACAGTACATGGAATGGGGAAAAAGACACGTCGATTTGTAAACATGTATGGCTTTGACCCAGAGGATTATTCACAAATTCGCTTTGTGGATCCTCTCACAGGAGCAACACTCGACGAAGGGATAAATGCCGATATCAGCGTGGTACAGGAACACTTTGGTAAAATCAGGCAAGCAATGGTTTTGGATGATCAATTGGATGCACAAGCAGTAAGTCACCACAATTCTATTGAGGCATATTATTTCAGAAATATCTCAGCACAAGCCCTCAAAGTTGATCTCACTCCCCATGAGCCATTAGCAGTTGGCAACAACTCCACATCCATAGCTGGGTATCCTGAAAGGAGAGGTGAGTTACGGCAAACAGGCAAACCAATGCATATAGTGAAGGATGACATACCGAAATCCAATGAAATTGATCTCGACACGCTTGTGTCTCATGAAGCAAAATCACTTATGCGTGGCTTACAAGACTACAACCCGATAGCAAACGCGATTTGCAAGATAACAAATGATTCTGATGGTATCGAGCGAACACTATATGGTGTTGGTTATGGTCCATATATTATAGCAAATCAGCACTTGTTCAAATACAACAATGGCACTCTCACGATTAGATCAAAGCATGGTGTGTTTACAATCAAGAATACCACACAAATAGACATCCTCCCAGTTGACAAGCACGATATACTGTTGATTAAACTACCAAAAGATTTCCCTCCTTTCCCACAAAAGCTGCGATTTCGGCCACCAACATCAACAGACAGAGTTTGTCTTGTTGGCACCACATTTCAAGAAAAGAGCTCAACAAGCAAAATATCCGACACAAGTTTAACAGCCAGATGTGACGATAGCACGTTTGCAAAACACTGGATAAGCACAAATGATGGAGATTGTGGGTTGCCACTTGTATCGATAGTTGATGGATGTATCGTTGGACTTCATAGCTTGCGAAACTTTTCCAATACATGCAATTTCTATGCGGTTATTCCGGAATCCTTTGAGACAGTGTTCCTGAAGACCGCAGCAACTCGGGAATGGGTTCGTAAATGGCGGTATAATCCAGATGGGATATTATGGGGTGGGTTAGATATTAAAGAAAGTGCACCAAGTGTCGAATTTAAGCCTGTGAAAGCTGTCACCAACCTCCTTCATGATATAGTGTTCAACCAATCGAAAGACAAGTGGCTAATGAGTGCTATCAAAGACAATTTGCAAGCAGTTGCTGAGTGTCCAAACCAACTGGTTACCAAACACGTGGTAAAAGGCAAATGCATGTTATTCGATGTTTTCCTAAGAGAACATCCGGATCAGGCTGAGTACTTCAAACCATTAATGGGTTTTTATGACAAGAGCAAACTGAATAAAGAAGCATACACTAAGGATTTAATGAAGTACGCAACTCCAATTCCAGTTGGTGACGTGGATTGTGCGGCATTCGAGGAAGCATGGGATGCAGTTGTGGCTATGATGAGACGTAAAGGTTTTGTTGATACAGTGTGTGTTCTTGATACGGATAGTTTATTCTCCTCGTTAAATATGAAAGCAGCCGTTGGAGCATTGTATCAAGGGAAGAAAAAGGACTACTTTGCCAATTTCAGTCAAGAGGACAAGGACAACATTATAATGGAGAGCTGCAAGCGCTTGTATCTTGGAAAGAAAGGAATTTGGAACGGATCTGCGAAGGCTGAATTGCGACCAATTGAGAAAGTTCTGGCAAATAAAACGCGTACATTCACAGCCGCACCCATTGACACATTACTCGGAGGAAAAGCATGCGTGGATGACTTCAACAATCAGTTCTATTCATTGAACATCCACTGTCCTTGGAGTGTTGGAATGACAAAGTTTTATAGGGGTTGGGATGAACTGCTGCGCAAATTGCCTGATGGATGGATTTATTGCGATGCTGATGGTTCACAATTTGATAGCTCGTTGACGCCGTACATGATTAATGCAGTCTTGAACATTCGATTAGAGTTTATGGAGGAGTGTCCACTTGTTGAGAAAATGTTATCAAATCTATACACGGAAATCATATACACTCCTATCTCAACTCCAGATGGGACTGTTGTGAAGAAATTTAAAGGAAACAATAGTGGTCAACCTTCAACGGTTGTGGATAACACTCTTATGGTGATTCTAGCAGTGACGTACTCATTGATAAAGTTGGGATACAAACCAGAGGAACACGAGAACATCTGTATATACTTTGTCAATGGTGATGACCTCTTGTTAGCAGTACACCCTGAGCACCAACATGTATTTGATGAGTTTCGTGAGATATTTGCATCAGTTGGCTTGAACTATACGTTCGATAGCAGAACCACCAATAAAGAAAATCTTTGGTTCATGTCTCATAGGGGAATTCTAATAGATGAATGCTACATTCCAAAACTTGAACCTGAGAGAATTGTATCTATATTGGAATGGGATAGATCAAGCCTGCCGGAACATAGACTTGAAGCAATTTGCGCTGCGATGGTTGAATCATGGGGTTACACAGAACTCACACATAGAATCAGACAGTTTTACAGCTGGGTTTTAGAACAAGCACCATACAACAGTTTGGCAGCAGAAGGTAAAGCCCCATACATTGCAGAGACAGCACTGAAAAGATTGTACACATGTGTTGAACCAAAAACTGAAGAACTAAATCGATACATAGATCAGTTAATGAATTTTGATGATGGATATGAAGATCTTTGTGTTTTCCATCAAGCAAAAGACGAAGTGAATACAGGTTTAGAGCAACCAAAGAAAACACAAGAAACTCCTCAGTCAATGCAACCCTCAACAAGCTCAAATAAAGACATGGATGTTAATGTTGGAACAACTGGAACTTTTCAGGTGCCACGGTTGAAGAAAATGACAAAGAACATGAACATACCTAAGGTGAAGGGCAAAACAATTCTGAATCTTGATCACTTGCTACAGTATAATCCGGATCAAACGGATTTGTCGAATACAAGAGCCACCAAGAATCAGCTAGCAGCATGGTACGAGGGAGTTAAGAGAGAATATGATGTAGATGATAGTGCCATGAACATCATACTAAATGGTCTAGTGGTTTGGTGTATAGAAAATGGTACCTCAAGTGAACTCAGAGGAGTCTGGACCATGATGGATGGTGAGGAACAAATCGAATATCCAATAAAACCACTGATGGATCACGCCCAACCATCATTTAGACAAATAATGGCACATTTTAGTGACATAGCGGAGGCGTATATAGAAAAACAAAATTCTGAAAGGGCATGGATGCCACGCTATGGTTTATTAAGAAACATTACCGATTTTAGTCTTGCGAGATATTGTTTTGACTTCTATCAGAAGACGTCAAAGACACCTGTCCGAGCCCGTGAAGCAGTTACACAAATGAAAGCGGCAGCGTTGCGAAATGCCAGTACACGCTTGTTCGGATTGGACGGTAATGTAGGGACTAAAGAAGAGAACACAGAGAGGCACACAGCAGAAGATGTTAATTCCACTATGCACCACCTTTTAGGCATGAGAGGCGTTTGATATGTGTGTTCGTTTACATATTTACTTTATGTTTTATGTTTGCGTGTTAGAGTCTCTTCTCCGACTCGCTGTTTCTGCTTAGTGTGGCCTTGCCACGTGTGGAAGTAGCTTGTTCGAGCAGGCCTAGTTGCTTCAGTTTGGTAGTGTGGGTTTCCCACGCAAGCTGGTGTTTCTTTGTTCTGTTAGAG